CAGGGCTGGCATGTTGGTCATAAACTTGTCCATGATAAGTTTACCTTCCTTAGATCCACCACCAACGATTGATCCGATCTTGGCTGGTCCTGCACCATAGATCAGAGCATATATGAAAGTCTTCGCTGCATCCCTAGTAGGAAGTCCTGCAGCCTTTTGGTTTGCTGTGTGGATATCACCACCAACAACTTCTTCAGTGAACTTCTTGTCACCCATGTAATGGGCAAGACATCTCAGTTCAAGAGAAGAAGCATCACACCCTAACAGTTTGTACCTACTATCTGTTGTAGTCCACACGGCTCGACACTCCTTACCATAAGGTGAGTAAACTGCCGGAACCTGTGCCATGTTTGGACTGTAGTGTGCCATTCTTCCAGATATTGCTTTGAGTGTAATCACACGTCCATGAACCTTGTTGTCTTCTTTAACAACATCAATCCAAGACTTGACCTGTGATACACGTTTCTGTAACAGAAGATACCGTGCAATCTTTTGTGCTTCAGGTATGTCAACATTCTTCAACGTACCTTCGTCAACAATGGGATGACCAGTTGGAGTTAGATTCACAGGTTTCCAGCCCTTCTCCATCAGACGTTTAGCAATCTGCTGTCGTGAAGCTGGATTGAATACTTCAACATGATCCTTCAATCTTTTACCTGTCTTCTCTGAGTATCTCTCAGTAACGATAGGTGGAAAGATCTCTTGCATTTCCCTTTCGATATCTGCTGCTTCTTCTGAAAGCCGTGCCACAAGACACGAAGCTTCCTTTACGTTCAATGTAAAACCATTCTGTTCTTGTCTGTCTACAATAGCACGGACTGAATGTTCAAGTTCAATACACTTGCTAGAGTATTTCTTTATCATAGGTAACATGTGTTCGTACAGTTTAACAGTAAGTCTTACATCGTTGATACAATACTTCAACATCTCTTCATTGAAATGTGTGAAGTCGTTGTAATCAGTCTTAGGGAACCCAAGTCTAGTTCCCCAAGCATCTAGTGAGTGACCACCTTCAATGGCAGGATCAAGAAGCTGTGACAGGATGAGAGTATCCCTGACCTGCTTTACCTTGATCTTGCTTCCTGTAAGACGGTTCAGTGTTGGTGCATCGAAAGACACACCGTTGTGCATCACGAAGATATCATAATTTTCTGACCATGACGGAAAGTTTTTTATGTCTTCTCCGTGAAACACAAACTCTTGTTTGGTGTCGATGTCCTGTGCGGCGATACAGTGGATCACCGAAGCATTCAGGTCATCTGTTTCTATATCTACCGCAACTCGTTTCATAGTGTTATCAACTCCGCTTTCTCATATGGTATGTGGAAGAAGTGTTCACCCTTTACGATGTTTCTTCCCTTTGCTTCCTTTACTTCAGCTTGTTCAACAACGTAGTCCTTGATACGCCATGCAGCTTTCAAATCACCACGCAGTATGTAGAAGTTGAAAAATGGTTTTGGAATATCCAAGCTTCTTACCTTGTTGATCAGCTTGTGCTTGCGATATGGAATACGAATCTCTTTCCAGTTAGGATTCCAATCACCCTTCCAAGCATACTTCACTTCAACTTCACTGAAGTAGGTATTATCTGCTTTTTCACTCTTGATGTCAACCGAAAAATTTTCTGTGGCATCTAAGATAGTATGTCCATTCCGTTTGAGATATCGAATGATGGCAGTCTTTGCAGGACTGTCAGCCATCTCATATCTCTGCCGTGAGAACTTAATATTCACGGCACCTTGTATTGGCTGTAACATTATAGAAAATCTCCTATGTCTTCTGTTGATCCATTGTCTGCTTCAAAAGGATTCTCAATCTCAGCAAGTCTACCTGTGTCCTTGTCATAAAGCAAGTAACAAGCGATACCAGTATCACCAGCATAACGGTTCTTCAAGACCCGCACAGTGGTTGTATTGGCTTCGATAGGGTCATCTGCCTGTTGGTTCCTTTCAAGGGCTATCACGGCGTCTGAAAGCTGTGCAATGCTGTGTGATCCACGAAGCTGTGACAGACTGATAGCACCACCTTGTTCCTGTCCTTTGTCACCTGACATCCGGCGAAGGTGGGATACAAGCAACAGTCCACACTGTGTTTCTTCAACCAAGCTACGAAGCTTTGTCATCAGCATGTCAATGTTTCTACGCTCGTCACCATCATCCAGACCAGACACAAGGATGGACAAGTGATCGATGACAACAAACTTACAGTCCATTGCCTTGACCATGTACCTGACCTTGGCAAGTATCTCGTCAGTAGTGATAGAGCCAAAGTGATTGAAGGCAATCAGCTTGGGGTTCTGTACTGTGTCCTGAATGAAAGGTTCCATGTCCTGTCTGGTCATGTCCTTCCGTACTTCCTTGATGAACAGACGTTTGTTAGCAGGGATGGACATCAGATGGAACATCGTCTGCTTCTTGTTCTCTTCAAGGTGAATGATACCGATGTTGGAATCAATATTCTTCAGGATATGATATTCCAGTTCGTACATCATGCTGGTCTTACCTGCACCTGTACCAGCCGTGATAGTTACCAGTTCACCTGTACGCATTCCATACAGCTTATCGTTCAGGCCAGCATAAGGATAGAGCACAGTGTCCTGTTCGTCTTCTTCAAACAGTTCATCGATGTGATCACACAGTCGGATAATACCTGCCGGAGTGAATGGCTTGGCATTCCACCATGACCGTGAGAATTGTTCACGCTTGTTCTGTTTGATGTATTCGTTTGCATCCTTCATCTCCATGTCCATGATCAAACACTTGTTTGGTTCAAAGACTTGAGCAACCTGACTAGCAGCTTTCTTACCGTGCTCGTCACTGTCAAAGCACAGTACAATATTGTCAAAGCCATTTAGATATTCGTAGTTAGCTTTGACATCCTTCAGTGCAGACTGTGCTCCATTCTTGATGGACACAACAGGCCATTTGGAACCAAGCATTTCAAAGGCAGACATAGCATCGATCTCGCCTTCACAGACAGTGATGTACTTACCACCAGACTTGAACCTGTTAGCACCAAACAATGCGGCATCAGGCAAACGTCCTTCGACAAAGAAACCTTTGTTCTTTACTTCACGGATCTTGTTAGCAACGTGATGTGTTTCTTTATCGTGATAAGGATAGATATGTTTTATAATATCATTATTAGAAGACCATATAGTTTTTACACCATAGAACTTACATGTTTCTTCTTTGATGCCACGATCAGGGATCGCAGTGGTTGCACCATCAGTAAAGTGTTGCTTGTACACGCCCTGAATCGGTGCCTGTTGTTGTGCTTCCATCTTATCTCCTTTCGTATATGTCTGACATGAGAAACAATACTTGCTGTTATCTTCGTACAGAACATTTGCATCGGACGAACCACACGCTGTGCATTCGCCACGGCTCACCACTTTTGAACTTTGATCTGTCATCATGCTTGCTTCCTTTCCTTTCAATTTCTGTAGTAGTATACACCAACCACTTCACTATCGTCAAGGACGTAAAGAAGACGATCAGTCAGCTTGGTAGTAAATCCGATAGCGTTGGCAAGCAGGGAACGATCTTGCAACCATTCCACTGCTTCAACCTTACTGCTAACCTGGTCCACTAACACACTGTCTTTATTGTGCTTTTCGTAGATCATATTGATCATCTATTATCTCCACTCCCTCGCAGTGTTCCGTTGCGCTGACGTTCAGCCAGCTTCCAGAGATTGTTCTTGGCAACGGATTCCAGATTCGTACCCATCACTTCGGCAACGGCGGCGACATACCACAACACATCACCAAGTTCGTCTGACACTTCGTCCTTCTTTGCTTCAAACTCTTCGACATCGTAACCATCACGGATAAATTTCTTTACCTTGTTGGCTATCTCTCCGGCTTCGCCAGCCAGACCAAGTGCTGTGTATGAGAAGCTTTCATTCTTTGGGAAGATGGCAGTCTTCATTGCCAATTGTTGATACTCATTTAATTCCATTTGTAAGTTCTCCTTTCGTAGCCCAATTTCTTCCAAGTGTAGAAGCTATGCTGTATCTGTCAAAGGTGTGCTTGCCTATGATCTTACCATCTTCAGCAAGAACAACTTCATACAGATGTCCTTGTTCATTCTGTTTGTTTAGAAAAGATATCACAGCTTCTCTATTTTCTCCATAGAATTCTGTTATCAGTCTAGTAGTCATCAAGACCTTCCTTTTCTACAACACCGAATGCAAACTGTTCTGTATCCGACATCAGTTCTTCTGCTTCCTGTTTAGCCAGACGCTTTGCTTCCTTCTGGTCATACCCTTCATCGATGTACTGGTGGTACAACTCCCGAAACAAACCCTTACGTTCCTTTTCCCAAAGATTCTGCATGATTACTCCTTTCCTTGATCTTCGTTTAGAACAATACCCTTTACCTTCATGCCTTCTTCGTGGGGCGTGTTGGCAAATGCGGCGTCTTTAGATTGCCATGCTTGCTTGATGGCTTTATATTCTGCATCAGCTTCGCTGTGTGCTAATACAGTTTCGTATACACGAACCTTTCTTTCGTGTTCTATCAATACCTTATACTGATTCATCTGATTCACACTCCAACTTACCAACGAATTCCAAGAACTCATTGATCTCTTCTATGGATAATTCTTCCACAGGGGAACACGATACAAACTCAATGTATTCCCTGTCGGCTGTGTGAATTTCAGAGTGATCTGAATATGGGTCTATATACTGGTACATGTTTACTCCTTTCATTCCCATCTATAGAACACATGGTCCTGTATCTGTACTACAGGAACTTTTGTTTCTGCCCACTCAGGCAGAACATAGACTGCGTGGTAGTGTGTCGATCCTTCCACAAAGTCATCCAAGTTACCATTATACACACCATGAGCAATAAGTCTAGCTTTTTCCCACGATGTGTAGTCTTTTGGTTCGTCTGATTTCCCATCACAGTACCAGCTAAACTGGCAACGATTACGCACAGGAAAATCTTCTGTCCATGAGTAGGTTGGCCCTTGCATCACAACGTCACACACATTGTCAGGGAACCTGTCATCCTTGACCCTGTTCATCACCACTTGAGCAACCGCAACCTGCCCAATGAAGGGCTGGTCACGTGCTTCGTGATAGATGTTCATAGCCAAGCATACTAAAGCTGATTCAAGAACCATCATTCATATCTTCTTCTAGTCTGATGTCAACCATATTGATATGGTCATCCCATATCTCTTCCGTTGCTCGTTCCCTTGCTTCTTGGTAGCTGTCTGCTTCCACTTCAAACTTGTGGTACACAGTGACCCATGCTGTCCATGTTTTACTCATAGTTTCAATCCCTTAGATTAAACTGTGTTGAGAATGTATAGGTAAGGTCATATAGTTCTTGTAGTTCATAAGCGGAAACAGCTTTGATACCTCCACCCATGTCAGGGTACATGGCTGTTTCAAGAACATCGTCCAAAACCTTGAATAAATTTTTAGCCGAATCACGCTGTTCTTGAGATAGATGATCCAGCTTGGTCTGTCGCTCCATACGTGCCGCTTCACGTTGCTTTTGATAGTGTTCAATACGCTCATCTGTTGTCATGTTTTCAAGTTTCTTCCTAGCCATTATGTCTTCCCCTTTCCTGATCAAAAAGTTTCAGTGTTGTTTCAATGTCTATCTTGAACCATTCGTTCTTTCTTTCTTCTGCATGTTCCTCAAAAAGATTGAGCATGTAGTTCTCAGTCTTTTGTCTGTCATCTGCCGGAAGCTT